AGAGCTTGTGCAGCAATCGTACTACCTGATTCAGCAGTAAATGTATTGGCTGTGATTACAAAGTCTTTAGCACCTGCTACATAGATATCAATAGTATCATCAGTAGGAGCTTCAATGTAAGTATCACCATCATCATCAAGGATTATTCTTCCACCAAACGCAGCTGTATCTATACCAAGTTCAACTTTTGTAGGAGTACCAGAAGCCAACGAGATACCTGTAAGGTTTACAGTCTGTGTAGTAGATGAGTGTGAAGAAGATGCTATTGTGCCTTCGACAACATTAGCACCACCATCAGTAATTCTTATCTTTCTACCTGGAAAGTATACTGATGAAATATCAGATGATGAAGTTATAGTTATAGTATCAGCGTCAGATCTAGCTACAGTATATGTAGCGTCTCCGTCACCAAACTCAAAGTAACCATCACCAATTTGTTTGTACATATCATAGATATGACCCATCAATTCTCTTGCAGCATTATTGACATTACTTGGTGCCATATTCTCTGCAAAGTTTACAGTCATGTTGCCAGTATTGTTACCAGCAGTTGAACTAAATTTACCTACGCCTGTTCCAGCCATAGTATTTTCCTCCTAGTTAATTATGTTCAAGGATTTCTCCTTGTTGGTTTTAATTTTTTTATTTCTTCTTTATATAAAGATAAAGCATCTTTTTCTTCACTTGTTATATCTTTTTCACTCATTAATTGAGTTATACCTCTCATAGCACCTTGCCATTTTAACATTCTTGGACTTCTAAAATCTAACAATGTATTTGCTAATTCTAAATTTTTTGGATTTGCAATTAATTTTGACCCCATTCTTGAAGTATATAATATTCCTAAAGTTGTAAATGGAGCTGTCATAATTCCAGCAGCACCTGCACCAGCACCTGCGACAGCAGACAAGGATCTTGCACCACCTAATCCAACTCTTCTCGCTAAGAACTGCGAGAGGTTTGGTACAAAAGTATCTGTATGTGCTTGAGCAACAGTTAAAAAATCTGAAAATTGTTGATAACTAATATCTGTTCCTTCTAGCAATTCTTTTAAACCTTCAAGGTTTTCTTTTTTCTTACCAATAAATCCTAATTCTTTTTTTAATGTATTTACATCAAAGTTTAAGTCAACATCTGTGCTTTTGGTAGATTGTGCTTTTGCAAAAGCATCATCCATAATGCTTGCCACACTTTTATTGTACACTTTATCACCAACTAAGCCTCTTAATTGAGCCAAACTTTGCGGTGAACCTATTTTTAAAACTTTTTTTGCAAGCTCATCTGGATTAATAGTTCCTGCTATCTCTGCACCTGGTCCAAAAATATTCTTGTCAACACTTTGAAATTTTTTAGCAATTGGACTAGAAAATTTAGTCATGCCTTCAGCATAAAATTCATTTGCTATTTTATGTGATTGTAATACTGCATCTATAGATTCATTTGTAATTGCACCGCTAGGAGAAACTGACAAAATATTTTCACCAATTACTGGCATACTAAAGTCTTTTTCTAATGCTTTTTTTACATCACGTAATCTTTTAGTATCTAAACCTTCTTTTGCACTTTTACGCATTAAGTAGTTAATATCAGCTTGTAATGCTCTATATTCTTGTGGATCTATTTTACCAGGTATTTCTTTTATCTTTTTTAAAAAATCTAATACAGAATCTGATCTAGGACTATCAATAGGACTTTTAATCCCTGCTTCTATAAGTTCTACAGCTTCTTTAGCATTGTTAAGTTGAAAAATTTTAGGATCATCTAGTTGTTTTGTGCTTTCTATAAAATCATCATACAATGAACTTGAAGTAAGACGAAATTTAGAATAACTATTTTTAGCTGCGTTAGTCATATCAACGCCTAAATCAGTTAAACTAGCGTTGGGTCCAAAAGCGTTTAAAGTATCGTTAGCCAAAGCATTGATTGATGATGTTCTTTTTGCTGCCTCTGTTCTTATTGGTCCACCAGTCAAAGGAAACACACCTAGAACTCTATTGTAAGCTGAAACTAATTTGGATTCACTTGCAGTTACCAAAGATTGAGGCACATTAGTCCTAACGCCCGCTTCATATATTTGTTTTGCAGATTCAGTGGCTCCACCTAAACCTCTACGTAATGCACCAGCTACGCCAGGTATAGAAGCACCTGCTAAATTATACGCAACTTCTGATTTTAGGTCTTTACCTAATTGTTTGTATTGCTCTGATGGTTTTTGTGTTTCACCAGTTGCTATGCTTTGTGTAATATCATAAACTTGACCACCAGCTAAACCACCTAAAATTCCTCCAGTAACACCTCCAAGTAAAGATCCAACAGGTCCACCAACCGCACCAACAGTTGCTCCTGCCATGGCAGAAGGTATAATTCCTGCTGCTCCACCAATTGCTTGAAAAGTAGGTCTATTATAAAAAGATTCTTTTACTGCTTGTCCTATAGATTGATTTGCCACTTCTTCTTTTGCAAACTCATTTAATACTTTTTCTTTTTCAGTGGTGACAGTTGGTAAATTTTGTTTGTTATAATTTTGAAACGCTTTAATTGCTTGTTCTTTGGTATCAGCTACAAATTCTATAATTTGTCCATTATCTTGTTCAAATTCAAATATGTTCATAATAAAACCTTAATTTGTGTAATCAGAAGCATTAAGACGTATTCTAGTAGGTTCAAATAATATATTGTACGCAGGATCAAGACTATAATCTTTCACTCTGTCTCCAAAAAGTTCCGTATTAAAACCACCTTTAACAGTTTGTAATTGCATACTGTCTTTGTTTAATTCTTTTGCAACCTCTTGTAATCTTGTGATTACAGATGCAGAATCAGTAAAACCTGTTAGATTTAGTTTTTGTCTTTGTTCTTCCCTCAAAGCTGTTGTTGGTGTTCTTCCACCTTTTTTTGCAGCTGTATCAGCCATAGCATTAACAACTCTTTCTTCTAAAATGGCTATTCGACTAATATCAGGATCATCAAATTGTGACAAAGCCTGTTCACTAAAAACATCTGGAACTCCTTTTATAGATTGCAAATCACTTATTGTTCCAAACAAGCTTTTTCCACTTCTAGCAAGTGTTCCTAAAACACCAGCTAAATTTGGTTTTGCTTGTAGAATTTGTGAAATTTGATTAGCAGCCTCAATGCCTGTATCAGTAGCACCAGCTAACAGTATAGCGTCATCTCTAGTAGAATCGCTATATGCTTTTTCTACAGCAGTAGGAGCAGTAACCATAAAATTAGGTATTTGATTTGCTATTAAATTTTCGCCTTCTGTTGAAATTGCAGAACTTTCATTAAGTTTTTGTGAAATAGTTTGACCAACAGGCGTTTTAGTTCCTGATACTGTATCAATTAATACAGGTGAGCCTTTTTCTTCACCAAGTTTTATTAAACCTTTGTCATATTTTAAGGCTTCTGCTCTATTTATGCCAAAAGTAGTCATAATATCTTCTATTCTTAATTCTCTTTCAGATGGTTTTTCTTCTTCAGGTGTTAATGCTTGTCTAATTTGTTGTGCTTGTAAGGCACCTCCCATAATTGCTTGACCAATTGGTTGTCCTTGTGCAATAGCAAGACCTATATTAACTCTTGGATCACCTAATAATCCTGTAAGTGTGTTACCACCTTGTGGTTCAGCAAAAAAACCACCAGGTTGTGTTGAAAAAAATCCACTAGGGTTTGTAAATGGGTTTGTAAATTGATTAGCCATAAATATCTCCTATAAAAATCCCATACCGCCTAAACCAGCTCCGATAAATGGTGCAGCTGGGCCAAGCATTCCAGTAAGAGCAGAACCTGCTACAGCTCCACCAAAGGCACCACCAAGTCCACCAGATTGTTGACCTGGACCTGTTGACACAGCAGTTGGTAAACCAGCAGCTATTGGACTAACTAATCCAGCATATTGTTGTAATTGTCTCATTGGTGCGTCTTGACCATATTGAAACCTTGCAATTTGATCTTGCAATTGTCTTCGTGCCAAATCTTCGTAAGCAGATCCAACTTGTCCTAGTTGTTGTACTCCACCCATTCTACGAACATCCATAGCTTGTTGCATACCAGGTAACTGCCCTGCTGCTGTTAATTGTCTACCATAAGCAGACTCTAATGCTTGTTGTTCACGACCTCTTTCTTGAGATGCTTGTTGCATTGCTAATGGTGCGTAAGCTTGAGTAATACCTCTGGCTGCTGCTTGTTGAGCCATAGGACTAGTTCCTGTTCTACCCATGCCACCAAATTGTGTAGCAATGTTCCCCATAACGTCAGATGTAATACCTTGTCTAACATCAGATAAATAATCAGATTGTGGAGTTAAGGCTGCATAAGATGATACTGGTTGACCTGCGTATGCACTAAATACATTCGCTGCTTGACCTTGTAATGCAGATGGTGCAGCTTGTTCCAATGCTGCTGCTTGTTGTAAGTTTAAAGCTTGTTGAGTTTGTTGTGCAAACGGTACGACTGTACTACCTGGAAAATAATCTCTTCCAGTTCCACTACGATACAATTGACCTGCTTCAGCTAAGATGTCCTTTAAGTAAGGTTCTGCTGGCTTATAAGGCTCTTGTTGTTGTACAGTTGTCTGACTTCCTCCGCCACTTGACATACTTATTCCTCCAATTTCTTTTCTAGTAAATAATGGGTAGTTTTAAACCCTTGTTTGTTTAATATTTTTGACCATCCTGGTCTGGCATAAGTTTCAAAGTGCGTACACTTATTACTTTTAGCCCATTTTTCAACTTCGTGCAATCGGTCTTGCCAAAGTTTTCTTTGTTTTCCAGTACAAATAAATATATTTGCTACTTTAGTATTAGGTCTTTCAATAATTCTTGTAATCATTGTGCCTTTTAGTTTTTCTTTTGACTCTTCATCCCAAGCTACCCACAGCTGATTATTCCCAGATAAACAAGCATTAAAAACATCAGATGTGTTAAAATGATTTCCAGAATAAGCCAATGCTTTAGTTATAGCATCATCTACTAATGGCCATATTTTATCTATGTTTTCTTTGGGTATTTGTACTACACCAATCATGTAACCTCAAGATAACTACAAACTACATGAAGATCATTTGCATTTTCCGCTTGTACTTTTAATTCTTCATCTGTATTCATTACAAGTGAATTTGTTAATAATTCTGTAGTTGTTTTAGCAGCAATATCTTTTTGTTTAAATAAACTAAATACATCATTACCTGTATTTAATAAAGTAACAGTTATTTCACAAGCATTACTAGCATCATCATTTGAAACTAAAATACTTTTTATAATTGTAGTTGTTGCAGTAGGTACAGTATATAAAACTGTATTGTCAGTAGTTGTTAAATCTACTTTACTATTTTTATATGTATGAGCCATTAATCTTTATGTTTTGTTAAGTTCATAATAATACCTGCATTTTCTTCAAGACGTTTCCAAAATTCATCTAAAGCATTTGGATGTTCACAAATTTCACATTCACATAATTCACATCTTTTTTGACAATGACAAGGATGTTTACAAGTTATGCAAGAAACCATGCTATTACCTCTTGGTTTTCATCATTATGATAACGAATTAATTGATTAGTAATATCTTCTACTATTCTTTGAAAGTCTTGTGGACTATCTACATATTGATAAATATATTCTAGGTTTTGTTTATTAGCCATTATCTACCAGGACCTTCTCTACCTGGAGGTCCACTTGTGTTTCCACCAGGTCCTGTAGCTCCACCTCCTGTACCTTTACCTCTACCATATCCTACTGGTTTACCAGTTTTTGTAGATGTTACAGCAGATTTTATTCCCGTGTTTGGATTAGTATTACTTACAGCTCCTGCAAAACCTGCTGCTCTAGCTGCTGCATTAGCTGCTCCAAAACTTCCAGGTGAAGCTCCAACTGTACTACCTCTAGGACTTTGACCTTGTTTGCTTGGTGCTGAGAATCCATCTTTAACACCTTGTCCTGCCATCCTTGCTCTATCAGCTGCTGCTTGTGCTTTCACTGATCTGCTTGCATTAGGATCTAAAGCAGCCATCATATTATCAATAGATAATTCTGGTATATTTGCTAATTCAAAAGCTTTCATATTTAATGGAACACCAGCAGTTAATGTAGCTTTAGTTAAAGCATCTTTAGGAGATAATCCTGAAGCCAGTGCATCATTGTAAGCATCTGATAATTGACCAACTGCAACATCACCTTCAACACCTAAACTACTTAAATAACCTTTAGATATTGCATTATTTGCAACACTCATCAAACCAATAGGTAATCCTGTTAATGCACTAATAGCACCTACTGCTAGTGGATTGGCTGGATTTGCAAGATCAGATGCAACTTGTCCAAAGTTTCTACCTGTTCCTACTTGTCCATCACGACCACCACGATCTCCACCACGACCAAGTATTCCTAATCCTTGAGCTGAAGATATAGCTTGACCAAGCAACCCTTCAGCAGATTGATCTAAAAAAGGATTGTTTGTTCCAGGTCTATAAGCATTACTACTTGTTGAAGTAGTTTGAGATATTTCTGGCATCATAAATTGACCAGTTCTAGGATCAAAATAGTTTTGTGGCACACCTTGTATTGGTGCAGGGCTGCCAATAGCTCCAGCTTTGTAAGTACCAAAAGGATCTATTGAACGAACTTGTTGACTAAGTAATCCTGCTGATTGTTTTAGTTGATCTAAAAATGTCATCTATAACCTTCTTTAATTGCTTCTACATCAAGTCCTTGTGCATCATTCCAATCTTTGTTTGCTGGAACTTGTATGTTAAATTTAAAATATCGTGCAGACTTATGAAACGGTATTGTTCCTGTAGAGTGCATAGCATTTTCTGTTGTTGTTGATGCAGTATCAGCAACTTTATTTTTAAAACTTAATGATCCTGTAGCGTCATCAGTATCTATTATTGGTCTTACATGAGTAATAAGTGAACGATTGTTTGGAAATACTTCTGTTTCACCTGTACCTATTTCAGCTTTTAATGAGTTGCCTTGAAACACTCCTAATTTATGATCTGTTCCAAATACGCCAAATGATCTTAGTCCACCTGAAAAAAATGCACTATCTAATGAAATGGTAATCGCATCTAAATCATTTGCACCTGATGTTGGATAATCATCTAATTCTTCTAATGTAAATCCAGGAGTTTGATAATCTATCATGTATTCATGGTCTATAACTATTAATGACCATCTTTGGGATTCATAATGATATACAAGTATTTTATTATTCTGAGTGCTAGAGCTTGTTCCTGTTTTAGATGGATAAGACCAACATATCAACTTGTTTTCTCTGTCAGCAGTTGCTTTAACTCTTTCTCTTTTATCAAATTTTAAATCATCAAAAAAGAAACGATCTACTTTTCCGTTTCCTATTGGTCTGGATGTATTACCATCTGTAACATAAAATCCATCTTCAGATAAAAAATATACTAAGTTTCCAACTTTAATTACATTTTTACCTTGAACAGCACCTCTGTTATCTTCAATACGTCTAAATGAAAAAATAACATTACCACCTCTGTAATCCATTCTAGTAATACGAGATTCTTGAAATATTAATCCATACTGTCCACCAGTAACACCAGTGATAACTCCGCCTTCAGGTAAAACTTCTGTATCAGATTGATTTGTTCCAGCTGTCCAAGATGTCGGACTATTAAAGCTAGACCAGGCTACAGTTGTTTGTGCGGTTGGTTGAAAACCTGTAACAACAAAATTACCTACAACAGCTGCGTGTTTAAACGTAGGAGGTGATCCTGCCAAAGCACCAAAATCAGATGATCCATCTAATGTCCATGCTTGAGGTGCATCAACACCATTAAAGGCAATAACAACTTCACCAAACTTAATAAAATCCCAATGACCATCAGTTGGTGTAGCAAATGTAGTACCACCACTTTCATCAACAAATGAGTTAGATGTTAGTTTGTATAATTTAGTAGCATCACCAGCAAATATAGAAACAACACCAGTATCTGATTTAAAAGATGCAGCTCCTTGTGACCTTGCTGTTAAAGCGTTACCACTCGTAGTAGCAATAGATTTCCAAGGTCTGTAACTATTTACAGCGGGGTACACATTTAATGCTTGTGTTGCACCAGGGTTTACGTGATCTGGTAAATCAGGAAGCCATTCTCCAAAAGGTACTTGCATTATCTTACGTTATCTAAATTGTTAATATTAATTCCTGATCGTTGAACTAATGGAGTTCCATTATATTTGTCTTTATCGTCAGCCATTTCTACTTGTTGTAAAGCTGATTCATATTGTGCTTTAAATTGTTGAATAGTTGTTGGATCCATTCCACGAATAAAAGTAGATGCAAAATACAATGCACCGTATAAATAAACATCAGGATGATTTGTTAATATGTGATTAGTTGTGGTTGTGCCATCAATACTATCAAATGCTTTATAAAATACAAGGTTTGCAGTGTATGATGTATCAGGAGCAGGACTAAATCTAAAATTTGTTCCCTCAATAGAATAGGCTCTTGGTGTTCCAGATCGTGAACCACCAGCGGTATCGTATTGATGATGTGGAGTTAAAAAATCTAATGGCTTTTTACCACCACCAGTGCTTATAAAAAAACTACGAACTTGTAAAAAACCAGTAGGTAAAGCCTCCGTTTCTGAGTCTACAGTAAACGCAGCATTTACTGTTTCCATATTTCTAACTCTTAATCTACGATTAAAGTCAGCTTCTGTTAAGTCAATAAAATCATCTATCTCAGATGTTAAATCATCTCTAGCTAGGAAATTAGCTATTGCTGTTTTTAAATTTGTATAACTGTTTAACGCCATTATAACCTCTTATCTCCCACTCTAAAATTTTGAAACTCGTTACTGTTGATCATTCTTTTTATTAAAGACCGTTGATCGTCTTTATGTAACTTGTGCCAATTAGAGTGACCAAACAATTCTTTTGTTTTAATTTGTAAAGCAATCAATGGTATTTGTGCAATACGTTGAAAGTCTCCACGTTGTTCATCAGCTCTATGATTACGAGCTATTTTATTATCGTTAAGTATATTTGTTGTATCTTGTGTTTTTTTTACTACTAATTTACGAGTAGCTTTATCAACATATAACTCTTTGTTTTGTGAATTATAAACTTCATTCATACTATAGTTCCGTTACATCAACATCATAAGCATCAACTAAGACTCTCCAACCATAAGTATCATTGTAGAATACTAAACCAATACCAGTATTTTGAGTTGTTATGGTTAAATCATCAGTAGCTCCTTGTATTTTCTTTGAGTTACGACCTACTGTCAAGTTGTTGGAATCAAAAGATGCGGTTGCGTCAAGTACATGAACTTCATCACCAGCACTTGGACTGGCAGGAAGCGTAATTGTAAATGCACCACCTGAAGTATCGCATAATATTTTATCACCAGCAACAGCCGTATAGTTTGCTGTTTTAGTTAAATTGTAATTTATATGTGATTTAGTATTTAACTGTGTTTGTATTGCTGAGGTTACGCCATTAACATAACCAATCTCTGTTGAAGTTGTAGTTGCCGCTGAAACATCACCACTACCATCCGATACTAATGCTCTTGATGCTGTAAGGTTCTCCATCTTGCTAAATACAATAGCAGCACTAGATTTAATATCAGCATTTACAATATTTGTAATTGTATTATTATCTGAGTCTATTGATTTGTTTGTTAGTGTATCTGATGAACTAGCAGTTATACCACCAATATCTGATAACACTTCTGAAGTAGATCGGCTTTCTAATCCGTTTGCAGTAAATCTTGCATACTCGTCATCTGCTACTGAACTACTATCTATTTTTACAGCGTTAGTGTTTGAAATACCAAATGTTAAAGATGCTTGTCCACCAATATCTGATAGAACTTCAGATGCAGAACGACCCTCTACAGTTGTTCCAGCTATTCTTAAAAAATCATCATCAACTACACCAGATGTAAATTTGGGTACATTTGTATTAGCTATGCCAAATGTAAGTGTTGCTTGTTTTGCATCAAGTTGATCTTGAATAGCACCTGTGACACCATCAACATAATTTAATTCAGTTGTAGAAAGAGTAGCTCCATCTAATATTTCTAATTCTGTCTCATCAATAGATGCACTACCAATAATAAATCCTGTAGCAGTAACTGTAGAATTAAATGCAGCAGCTCCTGCTTCTGACATATCTAGTGTTAATGCTGTAATGTCTGAAGTGTTATCTGTACCTTTAAATATAATATCAGCATCACCTGCTTGTGTGTCAATAGTAATGTTTCCAGAACTTGTTGCTATGGTAACAGCAGCATCACCAGTTGTTATATTATCAGCGGCAATACTTGAAGCTGCACTAGAGATAGCTGTATTTAAATTTGAAAATGTTATTCTTTTTGTTGAACCAGCATCAGTATCAACTACTACAAATTCATCATCATTGGCAGGACTAGTTAATGCACTCAACTCTGAAATTTTACTATCAGCCATTCTTTACTCTCTTTCTTAAAACTTTGTTTCTTTCTTTGTTCTTACTTTTTTGTTGAGAAGATTTTTCTTTCTCTTTTAATAATTTAACAAGCTCATCAAAGATCATTTTCCCTGTCCAACATACTGTTTAAAGTTTCTACGTTTCTGTTTATTTTTAGGTCTTGATCTAACAGACTGTCCAATTGAAGTTCTTTTCTTAGGACCAGGTACGTGTGCTGAATATGATTTTGCTTTTTTAGCCATTAGTTAGAAATAGGAGTACCACTAAATACAGTACCCACTGCTTGTTCTAATCGAAGGTTTGACCCTTCTTCCATTAATAAATATGTTCTATTTTCAAGTTGTAAAAGATCATTAGGTACATCTGTTCTACGATCTCGATAACGGTCTTGTCCTCGAAATGAAAATCTTTTCATTTACTGTGTAAGTTCAGTAATTCTTGCAGTTCCAGTAACAGATCCTACTCTTAAAAATGCTACTTTAGTACCAGGTGCAACTCTAAAATACTCAGGCGTGTATGCAGGTACGATCAAACTACCTGATGCAGCGGTTGGTGATGAACCAAATTCTACATAAGCATCTACTGTGCAAACAATTCTAACTTCTCTAGTTTCACTTGCAAAAGCTGAACTGTTAGCCGCAGAAGAGTCAGCAACAGCTACTGTGTGATTAATGTTTACTTTAAAGGTAGTTGGGCTTTTTGATGTTGTCATACTTACTCCGTTAATTCTGAAATATACAATGAGCCATCACTTGATGCTCTAATAGCAGATATAATGTTACCAGGTGCAACTTTAAATATTTCATAATCTTTTGCAGCTAATGGTGTTGCAGCGGTAGTTGCTGTAACAGCTGGATTATTTATAGTAACGAAACAATCGGTTGTCGCATATAATCTTACATATCTTACTTGTGCTGAAATAGCAGAACTATTTGCAGCAGTTCCTGTGTAGTCAACTTTTTGAACTACTCCACTTAATCTATAATACATAATACTTTCCTTTATAAAGGGGGAGGGATTAACCTCCCCCGTTTATATTATTGGTTGATGTCTAAAATGATACCATGTGCGGCTTCATTTCTCATCTCAAGAGTGTACTCAACTAAAAGTTGTTTCTTTTCAGAGTCACCTGTTTTTGCAAGGTCTCCTACTTGGAAGTCTCTTAGGTAAGCAGTAGCAGCCATATCAGACTGTAGTAAGAAGCATAAGCTCTCACTTGTCGTAGCCATAACTCTATTTGGAACCACCTGAATGTCTCCAAAGTCTGAGCTATAAACGTCAATAGCAGCATACTCTACTTTGCTTTCTGCTGGACCAAAACGAGTTGTGTTCGCATTAAATCCAGAGATTACTTGTTTTACTGTAGGTGGAACTACCAATAGATCCAAATCACCACCAGAAGAATAAACTTCTTGGATAACAGTTTTTAGGATTGTTTCAGTAAGGTCTCTGTCTGTACCTGAATTAGGTAAGTCAGCTCCAGCACCAGTAGAAAGTGATCCACTAGTACCTGCGTCACCGTTAGTAGCAAGCCATGTAGGAATAGATCCTAATGCTCTAGCAGCAGTAGCAGAACCTACAGCTTGAACTTGTCCTTTAATAAGAGCAAATTCCATGTCTTTTTTCAGTTCTTTTGATTTTTTAGCAATTTGATATGCCATTTCATCAGCTCTACCAGCAGCGTCAACAGCACTTTGAGTTCCTGATAAAGCAATTACTTTGTCAGAAATTTGTGTCATGTTGCTAGCTCTAGTTGTAGCACTCATAGCATCTATAGTCGCATCATCACCTTCGATAACTGAGTTAGCAGCAGGTGCAGCTAATGCGTCTAGTTGCCATTCGTGTTTTGTAGCTTTAGCAGCGGTTCTAGGAATCGCTGAAAGTATAGGAGTATCTTCGGGAGAAATGTTATAAATTACATCCGTCAAATCCTCTCTTATACCAGTCGTGTCGTACGTATCGTACAAGTTGGTTGGTTGTGCCATTTAAGGTCTCCTTTTTAAGTTGATTAAACCAAACTACGAAAAAGTTTTGCAGCGTCTCTGACCTGTCCACTCTTACGTAATTTTGAGAGTTGTTGACGTTTCGCTTCAGCTTGTTGTTGACCTTTTGATTTAGATACACCACTCTTCACAACTTTAGGAGCATTGACCGCTTTCTTTTTGATTTGTGGTTTTGCTTTTTGAAGATTGCGATATGACATTGCATCTTTTACTAACATCACATATCTGTGGTCATATACAGAATCAATCTCTTGACTATTAAATCCTACAGAAGAAAGATAATCTCTCATTTGTTTTTTAAATTGTGATCCTTTTTCTGGATGTGACAATTCTGGTAATTTAATATTTAATTGTTTCTGTTGCTCTTCCATGTACTTTTGAAACTCTTGAGCTTGTAACTGTTGAGTTTGTTGTTGTACTTGTGAAAGTTGGTCATGCTTTTTACGCATTTTATGTTCAAGACGAGCAGCTTCTACAGGATCTTCGTCATAAAGTTTTTCAAAGTCTATATTGGCGTATTCTTCTTGAAGTTGAGTTTGTGCAGCCTGATTCAAATCAGTTAACTGTGCAAGCTTTGTTTCAACGTCTTTTTTTGATCGTTCAACAAATTCACTTGATTGTTGTTTTTCAACAGCAAGTTCCTGTGTTTTACGAGTGTAATCTGCATTTCGTTGATACCCTTGAATTAACTCATTTTGGGTGACCTCATAATCTGTACCATCAACGGTTACAGTGTAAACAGGCTCCTCAGAGTTTTCTTGTATATCACTCGACTCAGATAATTCTTGATCTTCCTCAACAACCTCTTCTAAAGATTGTTCTTCATCAAAGGTTTTGTAAGGAACATCACTTGGATTAACAGTATCTTCGCTAGAAGTTTCTACTTCTGCTTCATCTGTTACTTCTTGTTGTGTAGAATTAGCGACTGCTTCTTCTACAGGTGTATCGGCAGATGTATCATTAGTCATAAGACCTTTGATAATATTTCCTGCTTCGATTACGTTAGTTGCTTGGCTATCAGCCATAACAACCTCCTTTCGTTAAATGTTACACTCCCTTATGGGTTGGTGTATTCGATTTAAGTCGAATTCTTTTTAAGCTGATTAAGTTGGACAGTGGCAAGTTTACCTGTCTCTACAACAGTATGTAGATGATTTTCTATCTTATCTGTTATATGATAAGCCTGCCACAAAGCAGTTCTTGTATCATCTTCGTTGTACTTAGTTTGAAATATTGCTTGTTTGTATTCTTTTTTGAGTAACTTAAACGCTTCTTTAATTAAAGGTTCTTCAAGCAACAACTTTGCTTTTTCACCACGATTTCTTTCGTCTTGTAAATTACTCGGATTCATTAGTTACATTTTGCATGATTTGTCCAAATTGGTCAAGTTGTCCTTGCACAGCTTTTTGTGCTTGTTCACGAATTTTGCCTTGTTGTATCAAATCTTCTTTTGCAAGTACAGCATCTCTTCTTATTTCAGCTTCATTAATTTTAGTTCCATATTGTAATTCAAGTTCTTTAATGCGTGTTTCAAACTTCAGTATCATGTCCTGATAATCTTTTTCTAATTGTTTTATTTTTATTTCGCTATCAATTTGTTTTCTGTAGTTCTCACCTTGAACTTGTAATTGTGATACTTTCTCAAACTCAGTAGGTTGAGGGGGTTGTGGTGGTGGCATTTGTTGCATACCCACATCTGGATCTGTAAAGAACAGTCCAGTATTTTTTAACCCTGCGTTTTCTACAATTTTTGAAAGTGTGTTGTAGATATTACGCATATTAACCATTGGGCCAGCAGCAGAACCTTGAAGTTCTAATGCTTTGAGTTGAGTTTGTAATATGTTGTTTAAAATAGAAAGTTGTTGATCTCTTGAACCAGTACCTAATCCAACACTTATAGAAATGTTGCAACGGTTTCTCCATTCCATAGGTCTAAATGGAATAAAGTTGTTTCTAATTTTAATAATTCTTTCTTTGTCTTGATGTTTTACAATAAGTTCAAACATTCGTTCAAACATATCTTTAACACCAGTCTCTGCAAAAATACGAGCAATCAATTCTACTCTCATTTGTGCTTGAGTTAAAATAACATTAACGCCAGTTGCAGTTTTGTTTAGTGAATCTGCATCCATGCCTTGTGAATATCTTGTGATACCAGTTCTTTGTTCTCTAACAGTATCTAAGTATTCCAACATAGGAAATGCTTGACTGTTAATAGTTTGCGTTTGCATTGGCATCATAACTTGTCCAGGAGAACCTTTAGTTCTTACAACGCCACCAGGTCTGTTTGTTAATAGATCATCAAGATTAACTTGACCATCCATAACAGCAACTCTGTTATTGTTTGTTAGATACATATTGTCTAACAATTGTCTCATTACTGTAGACTTAATAAGTTGTAAGTCCTCAGTCATTTCAGAAACTGATCTACCAAAGAATCTGTGTGTTACCATAATTGGTGTTACAGAAATAAATGGAACACTATCGCAAAGTTCATCATCTAAAATAACATAGCCACTTGTACCAGCCATTGTTATTTTTCTTAACTTAGCAATGCCATCACCTTCTTCATCTATTTTTGAATAACATTCAAATACTGTTACTTCGTCTGTACTAGCTTCACCAGCATTACTGTCGTAATCATAATCTAAGTTTCTAAAACGTGTAATCTTTTCTTCGTTGTATTTGTCTTGTGTATCAGTTGGTAAAGAGTTTACAATGTCAGCATCAAATCCTGCTTCAATTAAATCTGTTCTTGTTTGTGTTGTTCTGTGTGCAACAAAGTTTGCATCTTTAATGCTTTTTGCTCTGCGTTCTATTAAAAACTCTTCAGGCGGTATCGCTTCGATTTTTACTTTACCGTACGTTTCAGTTCTTGTTATAACAACATCATGCAACATTGGTATAGGTGTATCTTCAAGTTGTGCAATCATCATGGGATCCATATTGGGATCCATACGCATTTGTTCTAACATTTTATCTTTTTGTTCGATTGCGTCTTTGTCTTTATATTCAGTATGTTCTTTTACTTCTACACCATCTTCATCAATCAACATAGAATACTCATCATCACTCAGACGTTCATAAGTTTCTTGTTCCCTTTTTGTAGAGTTGTTCCAGTATATTTTTGCAATACCGTTTTTTTGAATTAAGGCATCTTTAAACAAAGTGTATAATGTAATAAAACCATCATTGTCTTTGTTAAATACATAGTTTAAATAATCAGTTGCCTGTTTTGCAACTTCTTCATCTTCAGCACTTACAGGATCACATTTAACAACTTCATCACTTGCAGCAAATGTTCTAAGTAGTGTAGGTAAAATAGATTCAATAACGTCAGATACATCAGTTGAAACAACTTGTGATCTTCCTTCTTGTTCATTACCAAACGGTTCTCCAAAATAATACTCTAAAGACTTTGATCTTTGTGATGTTATTTCTGAACCGATATAACCAAGAGAGGCGTGTATTTCAGATTGTAATACCGCAGCTACTTCTAATTCTGTTAGGGGTTTTCCTTTTGCCATTATACTATATACCTTGTATCAATATTTATTTCTTTTGTCCACACACTAGCTGTTCCTGGATCTATTGCACATCCATAACGAAAAGCATCCGCACCATGCGAACTCCAGTCATGTAGGGGTTTATTCTTAAATGTCTGCATACGGTCATCATATTCTTTACGATATTGACGCAAACATTCAATACCTGACTTACAACGATTACGATCAAACCAACACTGGTCTAACGTATTCCGTACTGCTTCTATACCATGTTGCACTTCCAACTTAGGACATACGTCAAACTGTATTCCTAATTCAGATGCAACTTCTAAACGAGATTTACCAGTACCAAGTTCTCTTGCCACAATATCATGTGGAGCAACGTGCCTACCATAGTTGTACGCTTTATTTTCTAGCACTTGTGCATAGTGAGACAGTGCCTCACCAGAGGTTTCATAGTAGTCAATTAATCGTACTTCAGTTCCTACTCGTTGTGCAAACCATATTGCGGTTGAATCACCGATACCTAAATCCCACCACGTTTCTACATCTATGTTTTTATCGTAATCAATATCGACAATACGGTTTTCTTTTTCTGCTTTTTGGATTTGTTTACCATAGTAAGCTCCTGAGACCGCAGCTTGAAAGCTACACTCAAACTCTTGCTCAAATTGATCCTCTGGCATTGTGAGTCGAGCTTCTTCTAGTTCATCTTTTCCAATAATATCTGTTTCAGAGGCTCTGTATAAGACTGCTTTCCAGTCTCCACCTCTACGTTTTGCAAGATCATAAACATCCCAGAACTGATTATGTCCCATTGGGGTACCAATAAAGATTACATAACCAAGTTTATCTGATACAGCAGGTCTAACAACCTCTGTCCATGTACGAGGAGACATTAATGCAAACTCATCAAGACATACTCCATCAAATCCTAATCCACGAAGGGCATCAGGATTGTCTGAACCAAAGATTTGAATCCTTGATCCGTTCCATAAGTCTATTTTAAGCTCTGTTTCGTGACGTGAGCCACCTAATTT